CGAGAATATATTGATGAAGTTCTTGATTTACATAGCCAAGGGATTAGTGTTTTTGGCGTGACCACTTTTGGCGTCAAATACAATTCCGGGTTCTCTAGACAGTCAGGAAATCCTGAGACTGCTTTATTCAATTCAATAGTTAACGATTTTACTGGCTACTTAGCGGGTAGAAGATCTAAGGTCAATGGCGCTTTCATGACTCCAGAACAAGCTTATGCAATTAAAGGCATGTATGGTGGTGATGATGGTGTTACAATTGGAATTAAATCTGATATCTATGAAAGTTCCGCTAAAATGATTGGATTGAAACTAAAAGCTACTGTTAGGAAGAGAGGCGAACGCATTGACTTTTTAGGGCGTATATATGGACCTGAAGTTTGGAATGGTAGTCCCAATTCGTGTTGTGATCTGCCGAGACAATTGAGAAAATTCCACCTTACAGTGAATATGCCTAAAGACGTAACACCTGAAATGAAACTCTTGGAGAAGGTTAGAGCTTACTACATGACCGACGCTGAGACTCCTATCATCGGTGATTATGTACAAAGAGTTATACAAATTCATGGAAAAGTACCATCTTTAGATGAGAAAGTCAAGTCCATAGTCAAATGGGGCTCTGAAGTTAATAAAGACGACCAATATCCCAACTATCGTGAGGATTGGATGGATTATTATGCTGAAGAAGCCTTATATGGCTATAATCTTGAGATTTTTTACAATTGGCTACCAAACATTGAAACTATCAAAGATTGCCTTGAACCTCCATTACTCGACGAACTAGAAGTACCTGCGCAACACGACGATAATTGGATAATTAATGATGATATAGCAGTTGGCCCTGACTTTGTATGGGATATTAGTAAAACCGCTAAACTCTATGCTGATGAAAAGATGGAAGTTCCTTGGAATGTGGAACGGACTTACAAACAACCGAGATTCATATTTAACCGCTGCACTAAGAAGTGGATGACAAATCTCGCTTATTTGGAACCTAATAGAGAAGTCCTGAAACAGATTAAAGATAAAGAGATTCCCGAGGACAAAACAGTTATAGAAGTCTATGGTAAAGTACAAGAACCAATAAAGGAAAGCTATGAGGAACTTGCTGCCAAAAATCAACTACCTACCCAGAAAGCTATAGTTAATTTTTCGGACATCGAAGAAGAGAAGAGGTTAAAGAGTGAAGGTACGAAATTTGTCACTTCGACAAATTCTACTTTGCACAAGCAAGATTAATCCGCGTGTGTAGTGCTTGATGAGCACTTTAAATATACATCACCTTGGCGGGTTTTTGTACTTCGGACCTACAGCGAAAAATTTTAAAACATATCAATGGAAGATGTGTACCTTATGCAAGCTGCGAACTTGTCAGAAAAACCTGGTGAAATTGAAAACGCCTATCTTGGTGAAGCACGAATCAATGAAATTGGAAAGGCTGTTGGTGCGACGATGTCAGCCATGGACTGGTTCTCTCATTGTCTGGATCCTTTTAAAGACGCGCAAAGGCCTCTTAGGGGATATCCAGACTCTGTTACCAGTAAATCCATTATTCAATGTGTCACTCAGAGCATGGAGATCACGAACGCTAGTGTTGGAGCAGGCAATTGGGATTGTAACATATCCTTGGGCCCCCTCGCTACCGGAATAACCATGCATCATGGCGCCTTTGACTCCCTTAGACCTAGTATCATCGATATTTCTACTCAGACGGGAACAACGGTTCCTATGGGTGGAATAGAAGTGAGAAAAGGTATAGCTGGAGCAACTTTGAACACTAGCACAATAATGAATAACATTCCGTTACCACCGCAATATGTGGAAAATGGGAATATTCGGATTATTGGCCAGGCGTTTGAGGTCATTAACACGACGAACAGTCTAAACGTGCAAGGCTCTGTGGCTGTTTATCGAAGTTCTGCTCCTCCTTTAGACGAGACCAATGGAATGACTATCACTTATCCTGCCTTTTCTGTTGGAGTGAATCTTGTTGGAAGTGCCAATGCTTATGCTCTTCCCCAAGTTCCTACCACGTTAGGGCAAGCTGAAAATCTCCCTGGAACTCAGTCTTGGAAAGCTAAGAAAGGATGTTATTGTGTGAATAACATGTGTTCTGACAGATCCCCTCCTTTTGATGCCAACTTGATGACGGTTCAACCGGTGTTACTAGATCCTCATGGATCTCCACCCACCATCATTTGGGCTCCAAACACATATCATGGACCAGGAGACGTAATGGTGTTTCAACCTGACGTCAAACCATTGTTTGCTCCTTTCAATCTATCGGGAGCTTACTTTTCAGGTTTGAGTGAAACGACCACCCTCCGCGTCCGTGTTCGATGGATCATCGAGAGGTTCCCTGATATCAATAACTTTGATCTAATTGTTATGGCCAATCCTTCACCGCCGTATGACCCGGAAGGGCTTGAGCTCTATGCTCGAGCTGCTGCTGAGCTACCGCCTGGAGTGAAACAGTCAGAAAATGATCTTGGTGATTGGATCCAAACTGTTGCTGATGTTGCCGACCTTGCTGGAGTCCCTTTCATGGGTTTGGTTTCCAAAGGAGTTGGAGC